CCAGACATCGGCTGATGCCGCGATAGTTAAGGCTGGCGCCGTAGTGTCGGGAGCTGTCCAAAGTGCGCGATTAGTTGTCGTGCCGATTCCGATAAATCTTACACCGGCTTTCGCTGTCAATGTGACGGCTTCGTTAAACGAACCTTTAATAAAAATGGTATCTCCGGCAACGGCTAAGGCCTGTGCCGCCGTAATTGTTTTGCAGGCAGTGGCTAAAGATTTACAACTTCCGCTGGCTGCGACGGCGCTATTGACGTAATAATTTGTACCTTCAACCTGATATAAAAAGAAATCAGAGAGAGGTCTGGAGGCTGCATTACCGCCTACCGTTAGAACTCTTTCCGCAGCAAACACGGGAAAAGCAAACAGCACCCATAAAAACAAGCCGATTAAAAGACTGGTTATTTTTTTCATACTCATTCTCCTTCTTTAAAGCGGTTATCTGAAAGAAGGTGGAGGGTTTTACACCTCCACCACTATTTCAACATAAAATTACACGTTTACCGTTATACCGGTTCGGTGAGGTTGGTATGCCGTACCTGCATTTTACGATTGGAACAATACAGGTTTCCTCTCCAGCGGGTATTCGCGGAAATCGTATCTGGTTGACCCAGGACTTCCCTACTTGCCCAAACCGGTTTCGTGAACTGGTAATCCTTGTGGCTGCGGAGCTCAAGGAAATTGAGGTTCAGCGCATCAAGGTAGCCTGCCGTCACGTAGGGATCACCGACAATCGGAGCGCCTTTATGAAGAATGTTTTTCCAGCCTGCTTCGACCATTTTGGTTTCGGTGTATCTCTGTTGAGGGTGAAGCGATCTCTCGTAACCATCCCGGAGAGTCGGCGTGGTGACGCAGAAATTCGGGAGTAATTCGTCGAGTTCACCCATGTTCGGAGCGCGGAATATCTTCTGCATTACTTCAAAAGAAATTGCTTCCGCATCCACAATGACGTTAGCCTTCCAATCAGCCACTACGGATTCTGCGATGGACCCGTATTCGAGGGCGGTATTGGCATACTGGAACAAATCGCCCAGACCGTTTATCCTCGAACTGTCAACCGCGGCAAGAATTACATCTTCCGCCATCTGAATTCGTGCGGCTTTGATGATGCTTTTCATGTACTGTTTGGTGAGGGAAATGATTGCCTCGTCTCCGGTGTTCTGGGTAAGATCATCCAGATTGAGGGTATTGGAACCATAAACGCCTGCCCATCCGAAACGGGCTGCGTCGATGATATTCTTTTTCGCTTGGGCAATTATTGTAGATGCCCCGTATCCGCCTCTGTTGGAAGTGTTGTATTCCAACGGAACTTTTACCATGAGCCCACCGTCAACGATTTCGTGGGGTTTTACTTCCCAGTTATCTTTGGCTATGGCGTTGCCCATCAATTTCCATAAAAGGGCGGATGCCTTATTTACGATATCGACTGGCTCAGTGTTCAGCCAGAAATATTCTGTCGTCGCATTCAATTGGTTTATTAATGACATATATTTTCTCCTGTGCTTTATTTGTTAGGCACAGTAATTTATCAGGCAGCGGAGTTGGCTTTATCAAGTGCCGCCTTCATTCCCTGATCCAGTGCTGCGCCTGTTACTTTTGCTGGTTTAGTTACCTGGACAGTTTGAGTGCCCTTGGTAATTACTTTTCCCGTCGCATCTTTACCTTTTTGAAGATCCAAAACCTTTTTCATTTCGTCATTTTCATCTTTCAGTTTTTTTGCTTCGACTGCGATGTCGTCACGTTGGATCTCCCGGAAAGCAACAAGTGGATCAGACATGCCGGTGTCGTCTTTGGCGAGGTATTCTTTAATTCTCGTCTGCATTTCCGGCGTGTTAAAAGTAGGATTTTTATTTAAAAACGCTTTATGGGTCGCCTTGATGTCTCTATCGTCCAATTCTTTCTTGAAGATAGAGCTGGCAGCGCCAAGGGTTTTATCGTGTTGTTCAGCCGCAGTGATATCGCTAATCTTGCCGATGAGTCCACTGAGGGTTTTTTGATAACCATCAGCCATCGGATCAAGTTCATTGATTTCTTTCTGCACGGCCACTTTCTGGCCAGAGTAGTCGGTACCTTTCTCCTTTTCCACCACAGGTTTCGGGACTTCGGAATTCTTCTGTTCAAGTGTCTTTGTTAAAACCTCGTTCTGCTTTCGCAGTGTACCGAGTTCGTTACCTTGTTTATTTAACACTTGATTAAGATTCTCGATTCCCTTCGCGGCTTCTTCAGCCGTTTTATAGGTCGTACCTGGGATATAGGGTTGATCTGCGCCGCCTTCAGCACCATCTTTCCCGCCACCTTCTTTGCCGCCGCCGGTGTCTCCGCGTTGGTTCATTAAAGGTTTCAATAATCCCATGACTACATTTTTCAACACGCTACTTTTCTCCATTGTGTTTTCCATTTTTTTCTCTCCTTCTGGGCAGTTCGCATTGAGGTTGTCCGGTTTCCGGCCTCGCAAAGCTGTTGTCCCGCTGGTTAAATAAAAAAAGCCCGGAGCCACTGCACATCTTCATGTGTTCTCAGTGATTCCGGGCTTTGTGGTAACTTTATTTAAAAGTCCGTTCAGTAACCGTTATGTAATTATAAATTATTTCATTTTAAATTTTCCTTCTCGTCTGGTCGGTCAAATAAGTGTCGCCAATTGCTCCCTGTGACAAATTCATTTCTAATGTTAATTCACATTTTCCTGTCTTTACCGTAGAAGTCAAGAAAATTATTCGCTCCTTCACTTCTTTTAAGAACTCATCTATTTTTTTATTCCTAGCAGCATCTTCCATCAGCCCACACAAGCAATGCCTTTCTTTTTTAAATAGGCATTATATTCTGATCGTGATTCTATTGGTTTCTCTCCCGGACGTTGCAATGTTTGACAGGCGGAGGCAAGCCACTTAACATCATTGCCGCTGTCTGCCTGTATTCCAGGAATGGATATAATTTTCTTTGCCAGACAGCCGCAATCGCATCTGATTCTTTTTGGGACGCGATTAATTTTATGGAATTTTTCAATAGTCTTCTTACAGATTCGACAATGGTATTCATATACCGGCATAATTACTCCTTCATAGTTTCAGCTAAATCTTTTTTTCGTTTTATGATAGCTGCTGCTGCTTGGCTGGCCATTCCCGTGCCTAATGAATTCTTGAGTTTTTCATCCTCGGCTTCTTTTTGTTTTTTTAAAACTTCTTGCATCCCCACGTCCATTTTTGATTTAGGTTGGTCTGCCATGATTATAAACTCCTTATAACGGCGATAAAAAGTATATGTAAAATGTTATCAGTCAGGACAATCGACCACGGCGCCATGGGCGGGCGGGCGAATTCTGCTGATCCTTTCGTTTCCATAAACCAAACAACGAAATTTGTCCGGTCTTGGAAAAAATGTTGCAAGGCAATGAGTCCCAACTGCCACCAGGCGAACCCGCACAGAAGAAACGGCACCATATATGCTGCGACATGGACGAGACAAATAAAAGTCGATCCCTTTTTGCCTTTCGCCATCCAATCCGTCTGGATTAGAAAATCACCTATAAGATGTGCATAGATCCAGTGCATTAATTAAACTCCTGGCGCTGCGGGTGCGGCCGGTGCCGCTCCTTTCCCGTTTGTTGCGGGTGTTTTCTTTGTGTCTCCCGGACCTCCCTGCGGCTCCATAAGAAACTGTTTTAATTTTATTGCCGCATCTTTCGGCATTCCCGCTTGAATCAATATTTGGAAAGCCTGATCCAGTTGGCTTTCGGCGGTTCGTTCAATTTCCTCTTTCCAGTGTGGCCAATTCAATGATTCCAGTAATCCTCTCTGGCCGATAGCCTTGACTTCATATAATTTCATGGCTAATTCTTGAACTTGTAAACTCGTCCGCGGCGTAGTAGAACCCGCTTCGACAACATAATTAAATCGCCTTCCGGCAAATTGAATACCTCTGAATGGTGTGGGTTGTCCACCGAGGTTCACGGAATCCTCCTGCGTCCCAAAATTCTGCCATAAACCAATCGCCCACCGAGCTCTATATTCGGCAATGTTATCGATGGCTGAGGTTTTGGTCTGCATGACAATTGCGTTGCGTTCCTGCAGCGCGACAATGGCCGAGGCAGCTATTATCCCAGATGGGCTTTTACCTCTATCTGCGTCTTCAATCTGGTATATCCGATCAAAAAATTTCACGATTAAATCCAACACCTGAAAAAAAGTCGACGGCAAGTTAGGTATTTCTAAAAACTCGATTCTTGCATTCGGCGTTGTAGGCATTAAAATCAGTCTGCCCGCCTTTGAGATTGAACTCTCGATCATATCTCTGGTAATCCCGCAGTGCTGTTGAACTATCAATGGCGGTGCCATGACATTAATCACATAAGCGATAAGTTTTGAGACAATCAGATTGATCTTGACAATTAAATCTCCTACCTGTTCAGAGGCAGCAAATCCCCAAATCGACACTAAATCCTTGTAAGAATTGGCGTGATAAGCGGGTAATTTCCCCCACGGAAAGGTAGTAGAAGCAACCTCAATCGGAAGTGCTGGATTAATATTCGGGTTTGCTGAATCATCCAAAACCATGTAGCCGCTTTTATCTTTACTGGTGGGGTTCTTCGCTTTGGTTATTGTAATTTTTCGAATACCATCAGGACAAACTTTTTCTGTCGTGGATATTGTCTCTATTTTCTGCGCACCTTTATCATCCAACACTGGTTGTTGCTTTTCATCAAGCATTGGCTTTTCGACCGTCGATGTTTTGGTCCGATCATCCCGCAACCATATTTCAATAATTAAACAGCGTTCAATGGCCTTCGCCACGCCTCCTTCTCCAGGTCTGACAACTGTCATTGGGTCGGCATAATTCCCTATCGTTTGATTCTGTCCGCCATAAGCAGGCGGTTTGAAATCCTCTCTGACAGATCCAAGAAGATCATAAGCCTCATCTTTAGCAATTCCCGTGACTTTAAATTCAGCTTCGATTTTACTGACAAAACCTAAATAGGCATAACAGATGTATGGCGCTTCCTCGGCAATGTTTTCCCAGTTGCCGGGTGCAGGAAAAAATGTGAATGGATCGGTGATCATAATATCAGGTTGGTCTTTTAATTTATCCCAATACGGCTTCTCTTCCGTAATCCCATAAACTTCCATTGTCCGGGCCGTCGCTCGTGTTTTGAGTAGTTGATCGGTATCCTTCCACCATTTTTTGAGTTGCATACTGAGAACATTTTCAGCATCATCGCCAACGCCATCCAGATCAACCACTTCTCCAGTAGGATTCCTGGCGGTGACAGTGCTGACCGTTCTTTCCACGTTGGCAAAATACAGATTCACTGGAGTTAAATTCTTTGCCTGTCGTGGGCTGCCCTTCTTGGCCGTCATCTGCCGGCTGGACTGGCCACGGTAAAGCGCATAATTATTGAGAAAGTCGCTTGGTTTGCCCAGACGTTCCTTTTCCAATCGCGCTATTTCAAAAAGCTGAAATGCAAAATCGGCGACATCCTCATGATCTTTCGGCGGTATATTTGTTAGATTCCATTCATTTTCCATTTTATTTCTCCTCGTTTCAGGGCAACAAAAAAACGGAAAGCGATAGAGGGTTAGCTCTAACCAGCTTTCCGTTTAATTGTTCTTTTGTCTCCCTTTAGCCCGTCGACCTCAAGGAAAACCCTGATTATTTATTAACCGTTCAAAAACTCCTTTTCTATAACCAGTTCATCTGCTTGCAGGTATTTTCCAAAATGTTACTTACCTGATCGCTAATTTTAAATCTTTCTTTGTTGATTATTAAACTTGCGGCAATACTTCCATCCGCGTGACGTTCAGTCGCAGCCTTCCAGTCACAGACCATTTCCAATAAATCAATCAAGGTCATGCCGTCAATCCCATTCTCGAAATGTTCTGGATGGTGACTGTTATTTTCGTAATGATGTTTCAAGGCAACGCTCATTTCAGCAAGGAATTCTTTGTATTGATCACTGCCGTATGTTGTCGCCTTGAGTTTCGGAGTATAAATGTCGAAAATTTTCTTTTCGACGTCTCCCAGCTTGCTTTGATCGTGGCATTCGACTCGTACTTTGAGTAAATTAATTGCTCCGATTATGAGTCGTCGGACACGTTCAATATGCTTCTTTGTCTCTGGTGCGCTATCGTAGTTTTCAGACACTTTAAAAACCTTTATCGCTTTACTTTATTTGTTTTTTTCTTCGCCTTTTTCTTCAACACATTGGCTTTCTTTTTCTGTTTGGGTGCTGGAGGTTGCGGTTCCTTAATTGTTTTTTCTTTTGAATCTTCAGGAGACGGTAGTTGATTCCCATCCGATGTGAACGGAGAGGTAATGCCCGCGCCATCTTCAAGGCCAGGTGCCGGTGGTTCGCCAGCATGAGTAACCTCAGCGTCAACCTGGTTATTTAACGTTGCATCTTCCTGAAGAGGTGCTGACTCTTCCATCGGTATTCTTATTTTACTTCCATCATCGCTAAATGAATTTAACGGCTGAATTTTTTGTGCATCTTTAGGTGTATTTATAACCGTCAATCTTCCTGAAGGCGCAAGTGGCGCGGTACATCCCGGGCAGAGCATTTCGGAACAAAGCGTCGTGGATGCGGCCAGTCCCTCAGCATCGAAAGCAGCCCATCCCCAACCCTTCCATGGCTCTAATAAACGAACCATTGCGCCGTTTGGCCGGACATCGGGATCGTACTTCTCTGTGGTTTCGTGAAAAACTTTCTTACAACCGGGGCATTGGATTTTCATTGATTGAACTCCTTTCTTTTCGTTTAGTATCCCACCCTTTTGTATATGAATTGTTTTTTATTCTTGTTTCTTTTGCTTTTTCAGATAATGGTTTACCTTTTAGTGTTTTGCTT